GCTTTTGTCCAATCTCCTTCTATACCGCTATAGTTGTCATCCCCATTAATTGGGTCCACATAAATCGAATAATCAGCGGTGTTCCGAGACACTACCGAATCTGACTCAATCTGCCCTGCGGCTAAAAAACTAAACCCACCCGATGTTCCATTCAATTCCCCTACTGGAGTTTCGTCGTCCGACAACATGACAATGCTATCGTTGGCAGTAAGAGTCATCGTTCCACCTGCGGTTCGATCCAGCGGAAGACTGTTTGTTTTTACTTTTTGTCCATCTAGAACCACTTGCCCATTGCTATCCGTTGTAGCCCAAGCAGAAACCGTATTCCACTTAGACTGATTTTGTTGGATGATGCTTTGGATTCGTTTAATCCCATCCATCGAAGAAGGGGCTATAGGGACATACTCTCCAAGCGTTACGCTGTTTTTAGCGGGGTCAGATAAACTTCGTTTCTTCTCAATAATTCTTGCTTCCAGTAACAAATCGGGCTGAAAAGTAGTATCTTGAACCCGAATCGTATCTCCCAAACGAACCTGATGTGCTTCATATCCAGTTAATTGTTCCAACAGAACAACATGTACGGTATAAGTCATTCTTGGCTTGGATAGCTCATCTAATTTCTTGATCGTGTTGTTGTACAACTCAATCGCATTGGCGGCTTTGTCATCCTTGTACACTCCAAAGATATGCTTGCCATTTTTCCCAAACTGTTGAAGGGAAGAAGTACTCCCCACCCAATCGTTTACCTTTTCATAATTGGAATTAGCAGGTGGGGTATAGCTCGAAAAGGTCAGGGAATTTCCATTGGCATCTGCTTGACCTGACGCTACCAAAGCCGTCACCAAATCTTTGGTATCTTCCACTCGTTCCACATCCACTAGATCGAGTCCATAGGAAAACATCTTTTTGGTATCTTGTCCTCGTCGCTGAACCACATCGATCCACTTTTGGCTGATTCGTAATCCATTGAAATCTACCCGAAAGACAATCTCTGCTCCAAACACATCAAGGATTTGATGAACCGCTTCGAGAGAGGTGATATAGTCATCAAACTGAAAATCATTCACTCCTGCATAATCGGTTCTTCCAAGTTGCCAGCCTGTCCCTTGCAACACATAGGTAAAGATCTGTTCGAGACTTTGGCTGTTTAAGGTAACCGGACGAACAATCTGTCCCAATAAATCGGATACTGCCGCATTCTCACAAAAAACTTGCTTCGTATAGATGTATTCTTGGTTCTGATCAGTGATTTCTTTGATTTGAAGCAGTTGCCATTCTCCATCTTCTGTCGGATACATGATACAGCCCTCTGTTGTAAGAACGGAAGCAGTGGAATGATTCGCAGGAATCGTAAACTCCAGCGTCAGTAATCCATGCTCCAATCGTTCGGTGTGTGTATCCTCCCAAAAGGGACAAGCATGGGGAATATCGTTGCTAAGTATTGCTTGTGCCACTCCATCTGCATTCAATACATACAGATTGGCCACTACAACCACCTCTCTCGAAAGGTGATCGTGCTGTTTGTCACAATAGCTGGCAGAACAGCGATTCCACTCTCCCCAGATGGAAGCTGAATAAAGGTACTAGATGGATTCAAATCAACAAAATAAGGTTCCCCATTTTTCCAGATAGAACCTGTGGCACAATCGACTTCGAGAAGATCGCCAGTGGAAAAAATATAAGGAACCTGAATACTGGTTGGAACGTTCTCTTGGATGATCTTCACATGGGTTACATACAAGCGATTAATTGGGATAACGGCATGATTCGCATAAGCCCCCACATGAATTTGTATCCCTGCGAGCTTTGCAGTATAGAGATTTTTGGTGTCCACAAACGAATACGTAAACTGCTTGATCCATCTTCCATTGTTATCGATGATAGCAGCTAGACAGGTCCACTTATTCCCGATTCGAGAGAAACGTAAGATTCCACTAAAATCTTTCCAATAACCCTCTTTCTTTCCTCGATAAGCAACAAACAATTTCCCTGATACTAGATTCCCCGCTCGTGCTTCCAATTGTGGGGATTCCATATTGATCGACATATCTTTCATCGCAATTTTTCCGATGACTGCATTGTTCACATCCAACAGATACACTTCTACCCGTCCCATTTGATTATTAACAGTAGGATTGAGAGAAACAGCGGCTTCCATCGTGAAGTCTTGGATCGGAGTTGCAATGGTTTTGATCGCGGCTGCCCCATGCCAAGCTGATCCTGTCCCATAATTTCCTCCGGTTTGGAAGAAACGAAATCCATCCGAAGAAAAGGTTCCTGTGATCACTCCACCATCTACTCCAATACCGCTTGTCCAACCTGTAAGAGAGGACATATCATCATTGAGCATGATCACTCTTGTCTGAGTGGGTGTTTCCGTATCCTGTTGCAAAGGTTGTCCGAAGTATAGGAAATCTTCCCCTGATACCAAGGCAAACTCTGTTGTATCTTGGGTAAACTCCACTCGAAACCGAGGAGATGCTTCTTTATTCCCATTATTGGTGATGGCAATGGGTGTCTCATCCGTTGGATTCAAAGGAACAACCGTCTCATCTATGGCATAAGAAAAAGGATCGCTGCACCAGAAGGTAGTCGATCCCTGAGCCACGCTAATATTTTGTTTGATGTCAATCTCATCGGTTACTTTGGCTAAATAATACTTATCTGGTTCATCCAGTAGGATTAACTGCTTCGCATCTTCATAATACAGCCATGTGGCTAGTTGCCTGAGATGGGAACGTAATTCAGCAGATGTACTTGCTTCAATCGTGATATCGATGGTTATTTTCCGTTCCCCTAACTCATTTCCGAAATCATAGGAACCGGCTCTTCCAGATATCGATATGGTTGTTTGCTTAATGGGCGGGATAAGCGAGACATGAATATCATTAACCAACACAAAGGAAGGAAGATCGAGTCCATTAAAGCGAATGGCCACTTAACGCACACCTCCTGCTCTTGCTCGGATGTTCTGCAATCGATGTAACTGTTGGGCAAGTTTCTGGATATCTGCTTCTTCACGAATGGTAGCTTGAATATAAAACTGATTGGTAATCGTGGTTCCATTGGTTGAACCACTCGGCAATTCTTTTGCAATCGCTTGTGCAAAGGGACGCATCCGAGAGGAAGATAACGGAACAATCGCTTCTGGTCCTCGCTCCGCTAATCCAACTACACTCGGCTGATTAAACACCCCACCTTTGGCAAACCACGAAACGCTAAACGTGGGATAAGGAATACTGATTCCCGCAATGGAAGTAGAAGCACTCCCAATATTGATCTTTGGTAATCTTGGTTTCGGAATGGTAATTCGCATACTCGCAAAAGCACCCTTGATACTCGAAATAATGCCAAGTAACGTAGATTTGGCAGACTGGATGGGTTTGATAATCGCATTTTTTACGGCATTCCAGCTACTGGATGCCGCAGAACGGATTCCAGACCAAATTCCAGAAATTGCACTTTGCAAACTACGAAAGGTACTGGATACTCCTGAAAAAACCCCTCTAGCTAAAGAAAGGATCAGATTCCAGCCAGCAGAGGCAGTTGCTTGCATAGAACGGAGTCCAGCAGAGAAAAAGGAACTCGCCATTCGTATCCCAGAAGTAACCACACTAGCAATCCCACTTATGACCCCAATCGTGAAGCTATAGATTGATTGGAAGATACTCACAAAAAAACTAGCGATGGAAGAAAGGATGGCATTCACATTCACACCCATCGCTGTTAGCATCGCAACCACTGTATCGACAATCCCCATCACAAATTCGGCTAGAACATTCCACACGTTGAGAAAGATATTGGCAAATTCCTGTGACGCATTATTTAGGAATTGGAATCCGGCTTGCCAATCTCCCACCAAAAAAGCAAGAAGCATACTCAATGTATTGATTGCCATCGACACCACATTGACAATTAAAGCGACCAGTGGGCCAAGTGCTCGAAACAATCCATTTACGAAAGGAAGAATCACCGCGATCAAAGATGCCACTATTAACCCGATCATATTGAGGAACGGCTGAATTCCTTGCCATAAACGGGAAAAAGAATCTTGGATCGGTTGAATATAGGTCCCAAATTGACTGGCACTATTCACTATGGAAGAAACAAAACCATCCCACAATGCCGTCACGACTTCTTTAAAACCTTGGACATGATTCATCAGGAGATCAAACACTCCCAGTGCCAATGCAATTCCTGCTACAATCAATCCGGCAGTACTTCCGATTCCAGCAAACACTGGAATGAGTGCCGATGCAGTCATCACCAACGCCCCAAGAAACATCGTAATCAAGGGAAGAACCGCTACAAAGGCGGTAAAACCAATGAGGGCGACCTGAGATGAATCGGATAGGGAGGCAAACCACTGTCCAAACTCTTGCACCTTCTGAATAACTTGCGGGAGATACTGTTGGGATAACTCTATTAATTTCTCTCCAATAGGAGTAAGTGCTTCTTGGAGTTGTCGCCATTGAGCTATCAATTTGACATAGGGAGAGGTTTGCATCGCTTTTGCGACTACTTCTGCTCTTCCTTTTGTCTCTTGTAATCGTTGGTTGAGATTCGATGCGGATAAATCCGCTTCTTGATATCCTGCTGACACCAGATCCATTGCTTGCATAGCAGAAATCTTGTATTTCCCCATGATTGCAATCACTTCATCAATCGCACCAATCGCATCTGTCCCAAAGGCTTTTTCTAACGAGGCGGCTTGTGTAACCAGTTGTTCCAATTGAATGGCAGACAAACCGCTTAATTGCGTTCGGGCATAGCCTGCCACGTTCGCTACGTTTGCCAGACTTTCTCCTAGTCCTCGGTCAAATACCTGTTGGACAATGGGAGTCACTTGTTGGAGACTTTGCTTCACTCCCCCTACACGAGCAGATAAAATTGCCATGGCATGGTCGACATCAGCAGAGGCTTTATAGGCTAATCCACCAATCAGAGCTAGGGGAACCGTTAAACCCTGCATCACGTTCTCGGAGAAATCGACCATCTTTTCCCCAACTTCTAGCCCTCGTTGTCCCACCTCATTCATTCGTTCGCTGACTTGACGAAGAGAAGCAAGTGCTTGTCCCGCTCTTGCAGTGACCGTAATTCGTTGATCTTCGGTGGCTTTCTCTGCTATTAGCCTTAAACGTTCCAGTTCTGTCATCGCCTTTACATCTTGGACATCCATGTCGATTTCAGCATCCGGAAAGCTAGTCATTTTGGTTTCCAATTGATCCATAATCCCAATAACGTTCTCAAAAGAACGTTCGGTTCCCTGAGCAATTCGATCAAATACTTTGGATGCTTGATCGATTCCTTTTACCACAATTTCTACTACGTTATTCGCCACCCGCACTCACCTCTTTTTTCGTCGAGTCCCGATTTGTTTCTGTCTTCGTTCCTCTGCTTTTTGTTCTTCATTCCACTGATAAATCAAGGCTTGTTTTTGTATCTCGGTTAACTGTGCATACGATTCAGGAGATAAATGAAGATGCCGGACAAAAAAATAAAACTCCTTGGCTTCGGGACTAGCCACGAAAGGAGTCTTGTTTTGCTCGATTCAATCCAGATATTTCAGCGATTCGCTGGTAGACTTGTTCGATCCATTCGGATTTCCATAATTGATTGATGGTATCTTCATCCCATTCTACATCCACTGTTCCCAGTGAAACTGCCTTTAATTGTGCATTTCCTTGATCTCGTACCAGCTCACCAGCGTTTACTTCAAACGTTTGCGTGTTCAGTTTTCCGGTTGTCCCTGCGCTTTTGGTGTTCACTTTTACCGATGCTTGTTCACACGCTTCGACCTGTCTTTTTTCGGTATGAGTGAGTGGACGAATCTCCACTTCAAAGGTTTGATCATCTACTTGCAAAGAAACTATTTCGATATACGATTTTCCTGCAAGAAGAACTGGAGTTAATTTGGTTGTCACTGGCATTCCTTCTTTCTCTTTGTTGTAGGAAAGACTGTGGGAAAACATTGTCGGTAATTGTTGCTCACAATCTTTCCTATACTGGGTTATAACTTGCTTTGTTATTGGTGATCGAGAATTCAATCGGACCTGTGCCATCTGCTTTTACCAATGCTCGGATGTTTGCTGTCTGTTCGATACGATCTCGACCACTGAGCGGTTGGGACATAGCTGTATAAACGGCTCGTGGAATCAAGATATCAATGTTATCTCCAACATGAATCGTGGTTTCAATCTCCGTTAGTTTGCTCGTGCTAGGGCCAGTCGTTGTCCCCCAAAACTTCTCCAATTGTGCGGTAGAAAAGAAGGACAATCCCATTTCGACCTCCACCGCAAAAGCCCCACGAAATGCTCTTCTTGGAAAGCGAGAACCTATCGTGAGACCTGCTTCATTGTCTGCTCCTGTATCGATGTTAATCGAGAAACTTTCGATATTGGCAGATTCATCTACTCCGTTGATATTTGCCGTTACTTGATGAGGAGCATAAATTTCCCCTTGCGTAAACATTGGACTGGCTTGGAGTGTTCCTTTTTGATCTGCCCCACCCACAATGTCTACGCTTCCTGTTAAAAAACCGTCATCCAATTCTAAGGAAAGAGAACTGACCACACAACCAGTAAAGATATGCTCCAACACGTCCTTTCCTACTCTAGCAGTAAAAGATTTCATCAAAGCAGATTGCTCTGGGAAAAAATGATGGGTAAAGGTTGGGTCTGTTCCGGTTACGGTATATCCACCCAATGCCCATTTGAGAAACCAAGGAAAAGCAGTGAGATCAAAAGGTGTAGTAAGGGAACCCTCACTCCGATAAGGAGCTGGTGCTACGGTTCGATCCAATCTGGATACCCCTTCAAAAATAAGAGCCTGATCCCCACTGGGATCAAGCTCGGCTGATTCTGGGTCAATGGTTTCTGTTGCTAATGCAGATGTTCCAAAGGTGGTCTCTTCTCCATAACTGAAATATCTGGTGATGCCCAATAGATAAAACCTCCTGTTCGTAAAAAATTTCTTCTCTGTGTATATTTTCAACCATAAACGGTAACGATACTAGTACAG